GGTAGGCGGCTTCATAGTTTATATTCTGTGCAGCAAGAGAAGTGTCGTTCTCTAGTAGAAAGCGTTTGCTCAGGTCTTCTAGTACCCTGTTACCGTCGTCAGTTGCAAAGCAACGGTTATAAGCCTTGGCTAGTTCGGCTTGTTTTTCCCTGATTGCGCTCTGTGCTTTCTGTGCTTTCCCCGTATCTATCTCTAAGTCTTCCCAGCTCATTAAATCGCCTGTAGTTGTGGTGGTTGTCCAGGTACGGGCGCTTGTGGTTGTTGTTGCGCCTGTTCTGCTTCAGCTCCAGCTTGGATGATCTGCTGCTTCTCTGCATCATCACGTACCAATTCAGAACTCATGCCTGTTTTCTCTGCCACCCAAGTACCAAAGTCCTCGGTCTTGAATGCTATTAACACTTGCTCAGGCCCAGCAGTCGATAGAACAAACTCTACAGCTTGTTGTACCGCTAGAATGTCCTCGGAATCCTGTGCTCGTGCTAGTGGTGACGTGAATTTGATCTCTACATCACGGCCATCCAACTCAATAGGCGTGATTAACCCGCGACGAATCAAGATAGACACGACTCGTTTAAGGATTGGGATCAATATCTCAGTCTGCAACCGTCCAAATGCTGAACCAATACGCTTGGCTAGCTCTCTCGACTCGATGGCAATCTCCGTTGCAGTCCTAACCGGCCCTGCTGGGTCTCTCAGATCGTTAAACATGGCAAGTTTGATAGCATTTTGCAGTTCTGAGATCTCAAATTGTGCTAGTGCTAGACTGCTTGACGTGTCTAAACGCTGTATAGACGGGTTGTTGGTGTTGTTAGAGCCTACTGGGATCACAATACCTGGCGCTATAACCATATTGTAGGGATTAGTAACCCCGTCATCCGTTGCAGTGTACATACCCGCTAGGTCAATGGCCGCCTTCTGCAATACAAACTCTTTGGCCTTGTTCAATGACCGCACATCGGGGAGCGTTTGCATGGCTGGCCCACGACCTCGAACCTCACCAGAAACTTTAGTGTACCGGCCAGTTACCCAAGGCGATGAAACACCAAAATCTTCTGTCCAAGATAGACGTTCTTCCTGTTTAACCCATACACAGCCGTAGTATCGCTTGGTCTTAGGGTCAAAGATGACACCTTCTGACAGTTCAACCTCTGCATTGGGCTGGTTGTCGATCATTTCTTGGATGGTAGGCGATGGTTCGAACCCTTTCCACATCCTTTCCAGTAATCTGGCTTTGACCTTGAACCGTCTCCAGTGGGTCTCGATGCTTCCATACGGGCCTTCTTCAAATGCGATACCTTTCTGTGGCACACAATGGAAGACAATCGGCATATCTTCGTCGTCGGTCTCGTCAATCCGTAAGGTAGCAGTCCCGATCAAAAGATCTAGCGCAGCCTCGTAGAATTGAGTCCCGAAGTTAGACCGGTTGATATAATCAAAGACAATAACGGCCTGTTCTTCTAGGTTCTCCCTGATCTGACGCTCGCTGACGTTGAAGTCGCCTGACTCTAGCAGCTTGAGAACTTCATTCGACGGGTTGAAAGTGGCCCACCTAGCCCAGATCGGTGCAATGTTCTCCTGTAACTTACTGGCCCCTTGTTGGATAGACGTTAAAGAAGTGGAATCAAAGATACGCTCCATCTTCTTCTGGCCTGTATCCTGATTGTCGAACAGGTTCCGTTGGGGTAGGAAGTATTCGTACACGTCCGACAGTTGGTCGTGCCATAGATACTCAGCATCAAAGGCCCTAGCCTCTCGGGTCTTGAGATCCTGCATAGATCCTAGATTGGGTGGAAGTTTCATCTTATCGGCCCATTGTCGAAGTCATTAAACCAGCACGAGCCGCACCAGCAGCCCCACGTCTAGCAGCACCAGCTAAACCGCCTAGCATTGATCGTCCAGCACCAGCAGCTGCACCCTTGGATGCCCTGCCACCCATAGCGGCCTCAGTCCTAGAACGTGGAGCACCACCTAGCAAAGATGCAGAGCCTAGCTTTCCTCGTGCTAACGCCTTGAACCGTTGTTCCTGTTCTCCGATCTCCTCATCTAGTGCTCGTTTCTGCCTGATGTCCATTGCTACTTCTTGAGCTGATGGTTTTGGTGCCTTTGGTTTCTTCATTTTGTTTTCTCCAGATACTTGTACAGCTGGTATGGTGTCCAGATGAACGGTCGGTTGATGCCTAGAATCTGTTTAACGTGTCCTACGCATGTATTGAGCATAAATAACGATTGCCTCGCGGTCTTACGATCGATTTTGACAATGATAACCTCATCGATTTTATCCATTTGTCGATCGATAGTAAACAAGTCCACATAATGCATTGACTTGCCATAGATTAACCAGCGGCCTCGGTCTGCCATCATCAGATAACAGTGCTTGATGAACGGATGAAGGAACCTTGACCACCAATGACCTGAGTCGTTAGTGAATACAACGTAAGCATCAGACACTAAACTGCGGTTAATATGTTCGTTAGAAGACACTAAACTGCACCTTGGCTTGTCTCGGTTGTGGTCTATGTCCTGACACCATTGATTCTTGCCATCCTAGTGCAAGGGTCTGTAGTGCATCGGCCCCATGCGATGCCCAGTCATGAACAGGTGTATCACGGAACACTTGTCGCTTGTCGTCGTATTCCCGATGGTATGATGCGATGCAGTTATACCCGTGTTCGGCCTTCTCGTCATCGATCCAGAATCTAGGAAACATCCGTCTAACGGCCTGTATGCCTTCAGCCTTTGTTCTCGGTCGCTGTACAGTCCTAAAGTTGATGCCCATCTCTCGGGCCACTTCCTTTCTGCTACGGCCTGAGGTGAGCTCTCTGACTTCGATGTCGTGTGGTGCAAGGTGAGACCCTAGCATCACGTTGTTGGTCGTCGCGTATTGGTTCAGCCATTGAATGTAATGCTCCATGCCCTTGGAGGTGTTCTCGTAGTACCCAATGAGCCTTATCTCTTTGCCCATGGCCTGAAATAGCCAGATGGACATAGCGTCCGATATGCCCAAATCCCATGCCGTATGTACTTGCAATGATGGCTCTATTGGCAGCCTTCCGACTCGGCCCTGTTCCTTCGCTGCTGTCAGTTGGTCTGAGTAATAGGCCCCTGCTATCTGAGCTTCAAAGGATCCATAGAATTCTTGCTGGATCAGTGCTTCATCCATGCCTTCGAGTCGTTCGTTATCGATGATGTCCGATGATATGACCGGTGATCCATCGGCCCGCTTGGTGTCGTTCACCGTTAGATTCTGGCAGAACCACTCGTTAGACTTCTTGGCCATCTGGTACAGTGAATGACCGTGATTCTTTCCCCGTGGCGTGTAGATGAATACCGCCCATCCACCATTCTCAGCCAGTATCGGCCTGATATAGCCCCATGCGTTAGGGTCGCATAGTGACCACTCATCGAAGATGACTCCGACCGGATTGGATCCGACTAGGTTGTTATAGTTGTCCGACCCTGTGAGCTGCCACGTTGACCCGTTCACCAGCTCTATCAGCATCTCCTGAGAGCTCGTGCGCTTCCGTATGGCGTCAGGAAAGACTTGATCAAGGATTGACCGGCCTTCACTGTCAATACCGTTCCAGATCGCTTTCCTCGCTTGTGTTTGCACTGGAAACAGATGCCAGTACGTCCCGACCCTCTTAAACATCTCTTTAGCTGTAAAGTTTAGAGTTGCAGCACCCTTGCCAGCCCTACGGTGCCACACGATACAGGCACGTTTAGCCCCTGAATCCATGGCCTTAAAGAATGGGATTTGGTGTGGCCTAGGTTCCCATTGGTAGGGAATGGATATATCAGGCATTCTTGAAATCTGAGACCGTTATCTGAAGATCCCCGCCACCTTCGCCCGTGATTTCTGTAGCCTTCAGCTCTGGCAGATATTTCCCAAGCATTTTATGCCGTACATCCACCACCTTAGAGTATTTCGCTAGATCCTGACTAAAAGTCTCAGATTCAGGGTCTAATTTCTCGATCTTCTCAATGATATCAAAAAGATATTGAACCGACCCTCTTTCTTGCATGTACTCTCGCAATGCATCCTGTCGAGCTAATCTGTTTCTTGTTTTGGTGTGTAGGTTCTTACTACTCATTGTTCTTACCCTTACCAAAGATTTTATCCCAATTGGCCGAGTATTGAGCCCGACTCTCTACAGTAGTCTTTCTAGCGTGCGATCCCTTGCCACCATGAGACCACTCAGGAAAATGCCGATCGGCCGTTTTCTTGTCTAACTTATGACGCATATCAGGCATGTTTAACCCTATGTTTTACGATATATGCTGTTTGATTCTATATATATAACTAATGGATCTAAAAAAAGATTTGACACGTTTCGCGTTATGCCTTATCTTCTCATTCGTTACATCAAATTATACATTAAAACAGCAAGGAGTTACACCATGACAACAATCAGCAAGAAAGCAGCGGAAGAAATCTCTAACCTAATGAGGACAATCGTTTGCAATGACACTTTGTGCGATTATCTTCTAAGTGATTCGTTCAAAGAAAAACTAGACCCAACCGATAAATCTATATATTGGAAATTACGATACGAATGGGCCGATGCAATCGTCAGACTAGATGACAAGTTCGGCATTCAGCACCCATCGTTAGAATATGTTTTAGAAAAAATAGATTATCTCGAAGACCAAAAATTTATGGAACGACAAGAAAATGAATGCTGGACAAACTACAACAAAGCGGAAATGTCTCGAAGCCACGGCGGCCTAATAACCGCCTTCGGGTCTACCAGTTAGGGACTGGTACTGACGAGGCCATAAGGCCGAAACCCAAAACAGCAAGGAGTAACACATGAGTTTAGCAACCGACACAATCGTTTTGCACATTGCCAACAATGAAGGCTTTTACAATGACGCGCAGGAAATACTAGAACGCTGCGGTGATTCGTATGACGCCTGTATTGAGCTTAAAGACATGGTTGATGAGATCATGTTCCCAGAGGAAGCAGGACAGCCACAAAGCGGTGATCATTTCTTTAGACAGGATATGCTTCTTGAGGCGTTGTCACAGGTCAATTGGCGCGAAGTTTACGAACGATTGACGGAAGATTAAAAACCCATCCTAACACAACGGGCCTTCGGGCCCTTAACCAATCCGAGGGGATTATATTATGTTCGAGACAGAAACCTACCGCATTCCACACTTTGCCATTGTGGCGCTACTGTATGACGACTACAGCGGCATTCAGGACGACGACGAAGCATTCGTTGACAACTTACACCAATGGCTTGACGATCAACACGGCGAGGGCCAGTGGCATATTGGCGACGTTTCCGAACCCTATCATGGCCGCGCTGATTTCGAGCGTATTCTAGGCGATATCTGTAACGTCAACATTGAGGTGAGAATATGAACAAAGACAAAGAAATGATCCATTTTTGCCGGTACTTATGGGACTACTACGGGCCGCAGGGTTTGTACCCAATATCCCCGACAGTTTGCACGATGCACTTACACGCCGCTTGGATGCACGCCTTACAGTTTGACGGGTTCTGTGGCGACACCATCGACCGCGAACGTGCGCGAGACTATTTAGTCGACCAACTAGGCTATCAATGGGGGCAAGCATGAACCGCCTTACAAAGATTTGCATCGCCGTGGCAGTTGTCGCGGCCTTGCTCTGGGTCTCAAATTGGGACTATGAGCACGAGGTCACCATGTCCAAAGAGTACCGATATAACGTCTGTCTAGGCTACTGGCCGGACTATCAAAACTTAAAACCAAACTGCGAGGGCGTAAGATGACGTGGAAGCGCCATCCCCAATCAACTAGACCAATGAAAAGAGGGCCTAAACCATCAACGGGCAACTGCTCATCGATGGCCGAGTTAGAATCCGAGGTGGCCAAGCGTAGGGCGCTAGGATGGAGTGCAAACCGCATCGCAAACCGTTTCAAAATAAATTGGCCAGCCGCTAAACGTATTATCACAAAACTAGAGGGCAACACATGAAACCAACCCGAACCGAACTGTTAACCGCATGGATGACGTTAGTTAAAGTGCGCGAGACTTACTGCCATCCAGAGGTCGACCAATACGAACAGACCGTACTGCTAGACGTGCTTAAAATGCTGGACAAACTACAACAAATCGAGGGCAAGAAATGATCAAGAAACAACTTGATAAACTAATGGTTCCACGCTTCACAGGCGGGGCGATGATTGTGGCTTTTTTATTCGGGTATGTTTTCGGAGTTCTTCTCATCTAATGGGTGCGTAGTTTCAGAAGATATCGGCCCCTTGATTTTATGATTTAATGTAATTATAATTTTGATATCAGTTAACCGTATGCCAGTGCATTAAACTGATTGCAGGGGTCTACCGCCAAGTAATAGTTATCACCCTGTTAAAATTAGAAGAACCCAGTTTAATCGCTGGGTTTTTTTATGTCTTAGATTTAGTGGCCGTTTCTTTTTCTATCAAGATCTGAGTGTAATGCACCACCTTTCGCAAGTCATCAACCCCGCCCTTAGCACGCCACCGGCTGATGTACTTCACAACATTGGCTTCACACCATCCCATGTCGTTCGCTAATATGTATTCAGTGGGCTGAATCATCATCAGCTTGTAGTGGTTGCCGCCTATCTGCTCGTCAAATGCGCTCATTTAATCCGCTCCACGTTTACCTTTAATCGTCCTTCTTCCCCATAGTCTTTGTGAAGAATCACGCATGTCATACTCCGAGAACTGGCATAGCCAGAGCCAGCGTGCCAAGCATCTGCGGGTGCTAGGATGTTCCAAGACTCGAACAATGCGCCGCCAAATTCTTCCTGATTCTTGTGGTGTATGTGACCCGTCCATACGAAAGTGTGCTCCGCTTCGCCCCATTCTTTCCTGAGATTTGACACGATTGACCCGTGAAGATTGGACATTTTAATCCGATCACCGTGATGGGTCACTACCAGATTCTTACCCCACTGCCACCAGATAAACTTAGACGCGTTATCGAATACGTGAACACGCGGATCATCCTCAAAGTACAGGCGCATGACCTCATTCAGCCACAACGCAGCATCTGGATCATGGTTCCCTCGAACATTCACAAGCCAGACCTCGGCATGTTTCTCAAGCATCCGCAAAACCGTACGCTTTATCACATTACTTGCAGCCCTGATGGTCTTGGAGTACCGGCCATCAGAGTCTAGGAGATTCTTACTATTAGGCGTTGAGCTGGTGGAGTCGTTGACGTGCATGAAGTCGCCAAGGTTCACAAGCACACCGACCTTACCCGCTGGTGCTACACTGACCAGTCGATCAACTGCATCTTCTAAGAGTCGTTGCGAAATCTTGACATCATAGTCCTCGCCCATCGTCTCAGTATGGTGAGCAAGCATCCCAAGATGATGATCCCCAATAATGTAGCTAACCATATAATCGTCATCAATGCCTTGGGGCGGGTTAATGGGAGTGTGTATTCCCGAGACTTCATCTTTGAATCCCTCCACAAATTGAGCGATTAATTCTTCCAGCTTCTGCCGTTCTGGTTCTTGGATATGCCACTGTAAAACGATATCACCGTCCAAATTGTAGGCGGTACTGACTCGCTTAGTGGTAAATCCTGGGACTGTCTGACGGTTTACATTATAGGCTGGCGCTACACCTTGAAGTGCTGCCCGTCTATGAATAGCCACAACTGCTTTATTAATTCTTCTGGGATTTTTGCCTAACTCTCTAGCAATCTCAGACTGATTCATCCCGCTCAAAGTCATCTCAATAATCTGACGCTGGTAATCAGTGTTGCAGAAATCTAGGTGCTCGGTCGTGGTCTTATACTTCGTCGTCATATTCCCAGCTCATCTGGTAGAACGAATGCGCGGCCATTTGCAACCGGCCAGTGAGTGCAGCTATTGAATCAGGATCTGTTGAGAAGGTTCCAGGCATATCTAGGTCAAACCTGTCGAGGTGTTCTGTCACTATGACGGCACCGCAGATGTTGCCAGCCTCACACTGTTCCAACAGGCTACGGAGTACATCCCGCACCTGTTCAGCATTACGGTCTAGCGTGGAGACTGTACCCATTTCTTATTCAGTGATTGATACTTGGATAGCATCTCTTGCAGATCCTCAATGGTATATTTGACTGGATCATGCGGCCCTTCTAGCCACTCGACCCGCTCTAACCCTATCTTTATCAACAAGTTTGACCGATATTCTGATAAATTACCAGACTTGTAGTTATTGCAAACTGAGCACTGTTTGTGGCAATTATCTTCTTCAAACCGTAGTGCAGGATGACCGCCCACTGTCTTGTAGTGACCGGCATGGTACTGCCCATCGTGATGACGGTTGCATGATATGCAAGGATCTTTCTTATCTCGGTTCCTAATGTACTTATTGAACTCGGTTTGGCACCGTCTCATCCAATAGGATCTGTCTCGCTTGGACTCTCTGGTTTCTTTGCGATTGATTCTAGTTCTTTCTGTCTTTCCAAACGCGATAAGGCATTGAGTCGCATTACACGTTTTCTGGAAACTTGTGAAAGTTGGCGTGAACTTTTCCCCGCAGACTTTACATTTCTTGGCCATGTCATTTGCTCACCTCGGTCAATTGAAAACCCTGTTCCCGCAGATGACGCTCGACCATATCCAGGAACTCGCTGTGCTGCTTCACATTCATCAAGTTTGTGACCTCAAAGTTAAAAGGCTCCACCATGAACGATAGCTTTTGCTCGTAGGTGTATGGCTTCACGTCTCGATCATACACTGCTTTGAACTTCTCGCTGTCACGTCTGAGGATAGGGATTCCAAAGTGCAATTTACAATAGGCCCTGTATTCCCACGCCTTCATATCGCCCTGCTTCTCGCAGTCTCGATACCATTTGTTAGCAGTGTTGTTCTGGGTAGCGGTACGTTTCTTCTTGTGCTTCTCTATCTGTACGTCAATGGGAAACTCTAACTCGATCTGCCCTAGCATGTGCATCATGTTGTCCAGACCTTCCTGATTCTGGATTGTCATGCGGACGCATTCGGTGGCTAACTTCTCTTTACTCAATATCATTGGGTTATGGCTCCTGATTAATTGGGTTTTTGAACGAGCTAATTATTCTTCTGACGTAATTGAGTAATAACCAGTATCGTGTAGCCAATCTTCATACCAGTCGGCATACCCTTCATCCCAAAATATAAAGTCGTCAATGGTTTCATTTGGTTTTCGTTGTTTGAGCACCATCCATCGTTTGAATTTCCTTACGCACCTTAGCATCACATCTTCTGCCATATCTCCTTCGGCATAAAATCCGTCTATAAATCCAGTCCTAACGTCCTGTATATACCAGTCGCTCATGCCGCACCCAGCACCTTAACCCGTTGCTGACTTAGCTTGTACCGGCGGTATTCTTCAAGACTTGGCTTGTGCCCCTTGCTCAATTCATTATCGTATATCGATATGAAATACGCATCTTCTAGGGCCTGTTCGCGTTGATCCTTAGAAAAGTAACCTTTTCCGCCCGTCTTTTGTGGTTCATCATTAAACAATGCCGACTCACTTAGACCTACTGCCTGGACTACTTCGCTACCCTTGGCCCCGCAAGCATGGCAGTAGATTAATATCCTAGTGCCTTGCTCGCTGATTGACATTGACGGGTTGTTGTCTTGGTGTACTGGGCAACATGCCACATAATTTTTACCCGCCTTCTTTACCTTATCCAGCCTTCCTAAAATTTCTTGAAGCATCTTTTGCCCTCTTGATTTGTAAATGTGTCAGATAACTTTGAACCTCTGGCATCCGCTCATTGCTCGGCATGGGTCTAACACGGGGCCAGACACCGAACTTTGATTTGTATGCCCAGCTTGCCCAGCCAGGTTTGTATCCCTTTTGAGCCGCATAGAATTGCAACTCGTATAACCATCTTCCCTTGTCTTCTCGCTTGATCTCTTTCAAGATCTGCTTGTCTGTCTTCAGCAGTTCAGCCTTGGGTACTTCATAACCACACGCGCACCGTGGAACCATCATGGTCTGATAACACTGTGGGCAGTCCATTGTCTTGGGTTCTTTCTTGTCCTTGGTCTGTTCCCGCTCGTTGTATTCTTTCTCACCGTCATGCAGTACATCAGGCACAATGTCTTCAGCGAATCCATGACGCGACACGTTACCCGCATGGTCTAAGACTATGGCGTATGGTTTATCTTGGTGTATGCGTAGCACTCGGCCTATCCGCTGGACGTAACTAGCCAATGACTTAGTGGGAAAGGCATCGATCAGGCACCGGACAGATGGCGCATCGTATCCAGTGTTGAGTAATCTCGAACAGCTTAGAATCTTGAACTTGCCCTCGTCATGTTCGCGGTAAAGTATCTGCCTCTCGGCATCGTCCATGTATCCATCGATATGCTCGGCGCTGATACCCGCAGCATTGAACATTCTGACCATCGTTTTGCTATGGTTGATCGACGGGGAGAACGCTATCGTCTGTGAGTTTTCACCGTACTTAATCCAGTTCTCGATAATGTCCCCGACTAGATTAGTATCTTCTTCGATCCTAGTAGATAGCGCAGTTGGGTCAAAGTCTGACGCGCCAGTATTCAACCGCCTAGACTTAACACCTTTGAGGTTAGGCTTAGTGCCACCGTAGTATTTAGCTGGTGCCAAGTACCCTTTATCCGTTAGCTGATTGGCAGTGATCGGAACAATCAGGTCATCATAGTGATTGCCTAGACCTTTGCTGAATGGTGTAGCAGACAGACCTATGACCGGCACAGCAGAATACTTTTCCATCAAAGTAGTCGTGGTCTTGTAGTGAATGTGCGCTTCATCAACAATGATTAGCCTGGACATGGGCCATTTTCTACGCCTTGCCAAAGTTTGAATCGATGCAATTTGGATATTAGAAGTCCAGTTTGACCTAGGATGATTCCACCCTTGGATCACACCAGCCTCGATACCATGCTTATCGAATTCTTCTATCGCTTGCTGAACCAGCTTGATCCTGTCACAGATAAAGATACCCTCTTTACCTTTCTTTGCAGCGTTAGCCAGCATCTCTACTGCTACCCTCGTCTTCCCAAAACTGCATGGTGCAGCTAACATTATTCTTTTATTGCCCTTTCTGATTGAGTCCCTACACATCTCAATCGCTCTTACCTGATGCTCTCTTAACTCCATAACACCCTCACTATTTACTCCTGTTGATTTTTTCTAAATATCTTAAATCAAATATCCAGCTTGCTTTTGCATTGCCCTTCGTGTCGTCCTTTCTGTTCTTGTATTCATGGCGCTTGGCCTTGCCTTCCTTAGCTAAATTGATTGCATAAGACACTGGCAATAAATAAACACCCGACCATTTCACATTCAAGATCATAATTAAGTTTTGATATAAGTCTCGATAACGCTGCAAATCTTTTTCATTGATGCTGATTGCATACTCAGGCGGTATTCCAAACATTCTTTCTGAATACCTCCATTGGCTCATGATTGATTTTAGATCGCATGGTAGCTGAATAAAAAAATCATGCGTGAACTTATCTGACTCTTTCTTTGGGTTCAACGTAACAGGGAAAGACCCGTCCAAAAACTTATGCTCAAGTTCTTCCCCATATTGACACCAAGATAACTTATCCTCATTGTCCATCTGCACCTCTTTTTATTTTAGACACAGTTCAGCTTTTTCCCTTTGCAAGCCACAATCGTACAACTCGTTAGGTCGCTTAGATTTTGCGTGGCTACATCCTAAGATGCGGTACTAATGTCCTTTCGGTTTCCTGACTAGGCGCTACCCTAGCCAACCCACTTGGGTCTCTGCGTTTAGGACGTGAATCGGGTCAAGCTGACAGACCTACAACGTGCTCACGGATTACTGCTTTATGGATTGGACGCACAGTTAAGCGCCACTTTCCATCGGCAGGAAGGTCTTTTATGAGGATTGCAATTGTGCTAGAGTTTGAGTCGTGTCGGTTGTGACAACGATTCTTTCTGGTTGCAATCGGACATTAAAGGGACTGGTAATCCCGCCGACACATTTAATCTAACACCTTCCGGTGATAAATCAAACCTTTTTTCTAGCTCTGTCATCTGATATGATTCCATTGTCGATGTTAATGCTCTCTTGCTGATTGTTGCTCACTCGACCCGCCGTTCCCCTCACGGCACTCCCACGGCCCACTTCGGTGGGTCTTTTTAATACACTCTCTTTTCTATCCTAAGATTGATCTCAGTTACAACCCAGTTGTCACCGAACTTGACAAAACAATCGTCACGCTTCTTCCATGCGTGCATCTTCTGTGGACTGATACCTAGCTTCATGGCCAGTCCATGATTAGTCTGCTGGGTCAGTGCCAGGAATGCTTTTAGTTCTAACTCTTTCACGTTATGCCCCTATCTGATTAAACAATAGATGCAACTCTACCATTAAATATTTACAAAAACAAGTTGACACACGAATTAGTATGGCATATTGTTTAGGTTCATCAGCAAACAGGAGTAGACATGAACGAGAAACAACAACTAAGCATGATCGAGGACTTGGAAAATTTCGCATTCGAGATAGCCAGGTTATGCCGATCAGGATACGCCATTGGCGTACAAGACATGGCCATCATCCGATTGTTTCACCGTGAACTAGACCGCATCTCCGAGCAGATGATTGAGGATGAGGACGAATGGAACAAAATGCAACAGCATCAGGTAGAAGAAAATAGACGCTTAGATCTCGATGCTATGGGATCAATCAGGAGTGCGCTTAGATGATTCCCGATTGGATACTATCACTACAGTCTAGTGCTACTTGGGCTCGTCGGTATGAGAACCAAGCCAGCTTTCAGTGGGACGAAGACGTTGTAGAAGAATTGCAAATCATTGCAGACCGATTAGAAACTTTACTATCTGAACAAAAGGAGAGATACGATGAGTATATGGCAAACACTAAGCTCAATTAATGTAAACGACCACACCGAAAGCAAAGGCAACTTAACCTACCTATCATGGGCTTGGGCATGGGCTGTCACTAAGCAGCACTACCCAGAGGCTACCTACTCATTCCAAGAGAGTGAGGCCCACACTGATGGGACAATGACCGTACATTGTACTGTGAGCATTGATGGACTATCGCATGAAATGTGGTTGCCAGTTATGGATCACCGTAACAATGCCGTAGCCAATCCTAATGCCTTCCAGATCAACACCGCTAAGATGCGATGCTTGACTAAGGGCTTATCAATGCATGGACTGGGTGCCTACATATACGCTGGTGAGGATCTGCCAGCACCAGAACCAGAGAAGACTTACGAGCAATGGTGTGCAGAAAACAAGGACAGCATCATGGCAATCAAAGTCGGAATAGCAAACGATGATTTCCCATCTGCCGCTGAAGCATGGTTCGAGTTAAGCAATGAAGTTAAGACTGCACTATGGAAAGCGCCAACCAAAGGCGGATGCTTCACGAAGATTGAACGAGAAATAATTAAGTCATCTGACTTTAGAAAGCTGCATTATAACGAAGGAGAGAGTGAGTAATATGAAATACATTAATGGACTGTATGCTAAGAAGAAACACGAACGAGCACCAGACTTTGTGATCTGCTCAGGGTCAATCAACAAGACTAAGATGCAAGAGACCTTGAATCAGATGGAAGGTGAATGGATAAACTTCCAAATCTTGACACCGTACTCCCCAGATGAGAAGTACCCTGACCGTCTAACCGTTAAGATCGATGAATACAAGAAAGATGAGCCTAAACAGATTGATAAGTTGCTCGTGTTGACAGTAGCATCTGCACCAGTAGACGTTGAAGAAGACATACCTTTCTGACGCTGTATAGGGGTCTCTAAGGCCCCTTATTTTATGCTCAGAAGAAATGAACATTCAGCAGTCTATACGACAATACCACCATTGTTATCAAAGGATGGTTTCAGACGGTGCTTGTATTGTGGTGAGCCAGCCAACACAAGAGAGCACTACCCGCCAGTATCACGAGTGGCTGACTACATGGCGCTTGGGCATGATTTCTATGTAATCTTTGGGGCTTGCAGCGATTGCAATAGCATTGCAGCAGCAGAGTTAGACGAAACTATTTTTGATAGAATCGAAAGAATCAAAAACAAGATAGCCAAACGAGGCAGGAAGTATACAAAAATACCTGATTGGGATCAGTCAGAGCTTGACGAGCTAAGTGATTTTTTACGAGAAGACGTAGAAAAGTCTTTGCGTTTAAAAGAATCTGTACTTTGTAGGGTTAATTATTATGAGGGATTAGAGCACATACAGGATTGCTGCAATTTAAGGTGAGCGCGGATTCAAATTGATATAGAAAACCGCTCAGATCGGTTCAAATTGCGCCTAATACACCCATAGTACGGGTACAGTGGTACGAGTATCGACGTGTATGAAGCTCTTATGGATGCCTATGCCGCTGAAACCTAGCTTAATAGCGTTGCTAACGATAATGAAACGCTCAGACCCGTTAGTAACAGCAATATCAGCAGCAATGCCTCTCGCGTGCTGTCCTGGCCCACTAGATTTCTTAGCTTCAAGGCTATGTTTCTTGCTGCGGAACCCGCTAGTAATCCGAAACGGTATGCCGCACTCATGGCGCAACGCATCCAAAGCATGGATGAACTCATCTTCCATTTCATTTTCGCCAGTCTCCTGACAGTCAAATTCTTGACGGGTAAAGTACTTGAAGGTCATCTCTTGTACGCGGTCTTTGCAGAGTCCTTGAATGCCTTAGCAGTGGGAGCGCCTTTGGTTCCTGGCTTACGCATCTTCTCGCCAGATCCACCAGCGATACGAGCACGTTTAGCTTGGATGTTTGCGTACAATCCTTTCTTTGGTTTTCTCATTACCATTTCACCTTGTTTGCCCAGTAAGCCGCAGACATTTTGCCCTTGGCTATGTTCTTTCTATGACGTGCCTTGAATGATTCACGTCTCTTTCTACGAGATTCAGACTCGCCTTCACGTTTGGGAGATCCGCTGACACCAGCCTGACCGAACCGAATAGTCTTGACCTGATCGCCAGACTTGGCCACCACGACGTGAGACTTAGTAGGATGCTTAGGTGTACGCTTAGGTTTGTTATACCCAGATACACCGATACGTTTTAGTAACGACTCGCTCACTTCTTCATCTCCATCAGCTTGGATACACCGCGGATACCGAATGAACTACTGATCGCAATGAACAGCAGGTATTGATACCACTCAGGCAATTGTGACAGCGCCTTGAACCCAGCGTCAACCCTATCGATCACACCAATATCGTTGATGGCTATGGCATAACCAACCATGAAGATAGGGATTGATAGTATGATAGTCCAGAACTCATCCTTCCACGAATGAGCACTGGCATCTGCCATCTTGGATTCCCAATCAGCATTGTTCTGGATGACCTGGAGTTTAGCTTGATGTTTAGCTTGCTTCTCCTCGGCCTTGTTATTCAACCAGCCACCGACTAGATTAGTGATCGGCCCTATCAGTGCTTGCATCATTTTCGGATCAACTCGTTAATGGCTTTCCAAGCCTCGATCATTTTCTGCTCAAGAACTTCTAGCCGGTTTAAGATCTTTCCAATCGTTAGCACGAGGATGAATACTCCAGCAGCAATGGGCCAGCCTGAGACAATAACCTCCCACGTTTCCATCAGCCATCTCGTTTAACAAGTTTCTGAACAGTATCAGACTCCCAGATACGCAACGCTAACCAGATGATCGTGAACAAACTAGCAACACTAGGAAGCCATCCAGCAAGTGTAGCCACAGTGCCTCCTACCGCTAATGAATCCATAACTGTTTTAGCTTCTTCCTGCATGTCATCACCTACGTCAGAGTCATCCACTTGGCGCCAAAGCGTACCGTGATGTTGGTTCCAGCACCGAACTCGCCAGTCTTAACGCCAGCACGATAGAACAGTAACTCAGGCTCAAAGCCTACGTTCTCGCTAATGGACGTAAAGGTATCAACGTCAGTCCAAGTGGAGTCATCGATACTACGTTGTACGGTGACAGTAGTACCCGCAGTTAGTGTGCCTCGGATAGAGAAGTTAAAGTCTCCATCGAACCTGAATGAATCGCTGAAAGTGTTCTCAGCAGTGATTGTTTTTTCTACTAGAGTAGTCATTCTTCATTTTCCTTATTGTCTAAATCCGACTTGATGATCGTGTCGTCCTTTGTTGGTCAAGCATTTATGCCGAGATTGTTCCGTAAGATTTCCATGTCCCAGGAGTTCCAGCAGTAACACATACCCAGCCGATATTGCCTGAAGCCGACGGGACTGAGTTATAAACTTTGTCGCCAACAGCCCATGTTCCTGTTGTGGGAGCTGAAGACCTTTCTAAAGTGCCATCTACCACGTTGCCATAGATATAACTACTGTCGAATTTTGTACCAGATACTCCCGCTACTGCAAAAACATAACGTATTTCCGTTATATCATCGTCAGCAGTTGGGATGAATATATACCTGAAGAACCCACTAGCTAATGTCTGAGCGTTGTATACCAAGCCTTTAGTGCTTGCATCAACAACCACTCCGCCAACAACAAGTTTAAGTTGGCTTGTCGTTGCAACCCATTCTATAGCACTGATCTCTCTTAAATTAACCGGCCCTGCTGATGTGTCCAGCGGCAAAACGGCATACGCACCGGCTGTTGATGTGCTATAGATTGAAGCTCCGCCAGTTATACTGGTTGCCGTGTCTATGGTAATGGGGTGACTTGCATTATAAGGTTGAAGAATCCTTTTAGAAAAGTCGAAATTGACAAAGGTATTTCGGGCGCGTTTGAATGTGATCTGGCCTGTAGTATATGTACTGTGATCTATCCTAATCGTTGGGAAGGAACCATAGTGACCGTTGATAAAGACCTTACTTTCCGTATCTTTAATTACAATATTCTGCTGAACAGAAGCGTCCCACAAATTACTAATATCCAAAAATGACGAGTTAGTTAGCTCAACTTTTGGTGTAGTAGTCTGAGCAAATAAACAAGATGTTGCGGTAACTTTTGAGTCCTTGCATTCAACAGGATTTGTGTTTTCAAAATCAACCGCAATAAAATTAACCTGCCCGTTCTCAAAATAGGACTTACTGTTTGACGATATAATATTGCCGCCAACAAATGTTATGCTGCGACCTGTTCCCACATAATCAATATTGAGCGGAGTAACACCGCCAACGGTATTGGCAATATTGCAGTCATGGAATGTGATTACAGCAGAATCAACTACATCCCCCGAGGCGGTAGTGTTACGAACTTTTAAATTAGTATATGAGCCAAAGATCTCAGTGTTGTATCCCGCAAACTCACTACCACCTAACAAAGACAATCCAATGCCTGTGTCTGCTCTAACCAGACAGTTGTACAAGGCAGTTTTCCCGAATCCAGAAAATGTCAGTGCGTTACCACTGCCGTTATACAAGCATACATTGTCGAATATCATGCCTGTAAATCGGCTGTTGTAATCTACATAAGGCGTGATAGCACTAAATGTCAGCGATCCATTCAGCCGTGAATCTGTCCTGCTTTCGCCAACGATCCTTATGCCACGCTCGCCGTAGGTAGATATCGGATAGTCTGCTGCATTGAACTCAAGCGCAGTGAAAACAAAGTTCCCCACCGGAATGTAGAGAGATTTTTTATTTGTCAGGCAATAGCTGATTGCAGATTGCACTGCCGCAGTATCATCTCCGCCATCACCTGCCGCCCCAAAGTCTTTAATATTGACAGGGGCATCTTCTATCATTCTGTTATGAACTTTTGTAAGGCTCATGTTGGATCCTTTTCCTTGTTATCTAAATCCGACTTGATGGTATTAATATACCCAGTGATTACAAATCGGATCTCCTCGATCTGATCGTTCAGCTCTGAGACGCGCCTGACCATCTTCTGCTGTTCAGGTGACATGTCATCAATTTCGTACTCAGTATCATCGACCTTTAATGTTGGCATTACCAAGGCACTCCGCTAGCAGTAACAGGATTAATCTGTCCGTCAATGTTAGCCTGGAGACTGGCCTCAATAGCATCCTTATCTACCCCATCAGCGAAGCACCAGGACAATGCCAATTCTTCGGTAACATCTGCATAGGGTACATACGTTGGGCTAGACGGGTCTGGCGTGAAGCCACAAGTGCCGTAGCTGGTAGCAGAGTAGTCGTCCTGAGACGCATTGCAGCGCCAATGGGCCACGATTACCGCACCGTCCATGTCTTCTGGTTGTAAGTCACGCTCAAGGGTAGAGATTACCCAGTTAAATGTTGCCATGTTGTTTCTCCTGTTAAGATTCTAGTTGTGCGACTCGTGCGCGTAATGATTGGATTTCTTTAAGCATCATTGGGACTAGCTTTGCAGGATCGACACTCATCATTTCTTCGGGGTCTTCTGGAGTTGTAACAGCATCAGGCGCAACCCCTACGAGTTCCTGCGCGATGAAGCCATAATCTTGATGCTCGCCACCAGTCTTCCAGTCAAACTTCCGAACCTGAATTGAGTCTATCTTTGTGCCAGAGTCGTCAGAGTCTTCAATGTTTTCTTTTAATCGTTCATCAGAGACAGAGTTATAATTCGTCACGTTCGTGCTTGTGATTGTTATACTGCCTGTGGGAGTCGTGTTGTTGTAAAACGCGAATAAAGTGCCTGTCGCAGAGGTTAATCCATCGTTTGTTATCCAATAGGCAGAAGTTGCTGTCGTTTTGGAATAAAGACCGTTTGCGCCACCGCCGTAAATTGTCACGCCTTGATCGCCTGCTACAGTAGTACCCACCAGTAGGTTCTGCGATGAATCGATGGTGGCCGCTAAAGTGTTATCAGTGTAAAACGATTGTGTAGTAACCCCACCACCAGCAGCGCCATGCTTAATGTTCCCGCTGACGAATTGTAAAACGTTTCTTGCGGCACCACCTGCATCGTGAAAAGCGACAATCCCGCTGTTAGGCAGGGTTAAGCTGCCGCCCGTAAGCGTTGTTGACGTGACACCAACCAATAAATTGCCCAAGGAATCGATACGAAGCCTTTCGGTCGGAGATGTTGACCCGCTGGCAGAGGTTGCAAGCATCATATACCCGCCATCAGCACCAGTCGTGGTTTGCTCAATCCTAAGCCATCCCAGTACTCCACGGTTGCTTTCGCCAACAAAACGACCACCAGCAGTTGCGAGATCTAGCGATTGTTTTGACGTGATAAAACCGTTTGATCCAAGCGTGACCACGCCGCCTGTTGGATTTGCCGTGACGGTGCCCGTGGCATCGATGCGCATGCGTTCTGTGCCGTCAACCGCAAATCGTATGTTTGACGAAGTGGCCTCATTATTTAAATCTGCATTAAGAATAAGACTTCCTGCGTTATCCATTGAGATAACACCTTCAGTATTATTAGTTGTATCAGTCATGTAAAAAGCTGGGGCAGAAGAACTAATATGCAAAGTCCCACTAGGCGTAGTCGTCCCGATTCCCACGGAGCCTAAAACATAAAGATTATCTTCAATAGTCAGGTCTGAATTAATATCTATGTCACCGTCAAAGGTTAGCGTACCCTCAATGGTCACATTGTTGAATGTAGGATTGCGGCCAAATACACCGCCTAATTGTTTAATAGTCATAATAGCCTCATGTATCCGTTGCAATTGTTTTGACAGTGCCATCGCCAAATTTTATTTTAAGATCACCGTCAGCAGAATCTACATAAATTAACGCGCTACCTGCCACAGTGCTTGGAGCCGAAACACCATCAATGACTGAAAGTTGATTGAATGATCCGGAAACTTGTGACGCATCAGCAGAGCCTACTGGCAACGCAGTGACGACCATTACCTCAATCGTACTGAAATTAGGTGGCGCAGTAGAAAATGTCAGAGTTGTGCTAGATACCGTGTAAGTGTTCTTCTGTTGGTATACGCCATCGATATAGACCTGAGTATTGTTTTCACTGACAGGAGCAATGCCTAGAACAAAGGCAACCGTAGTCCCGTCACCCGTAAAGTTGTACACATTGAACGTACCAGATGCAATAACATCCGTAGCAGATACCGCCTCTGGATTGCCAGTAGTAGCATTGAACTGTAATAGCTTTCCTAGACGAGCCGTTTTAGCAGGGATCGTCATGTTAATGTCAGTAGGATCAGTATTAGGTGCTACTAAAGCTCGGTTTGATACGCCAGTATTCTGCTGGAGTGCCAACCATAGACGGTCATAGTCGTTGTTTACGTCTGCCGCTAGGAAGTCACCGCCATTGGTGTAGGACGTGAGACGCTCTAATGCCATGTCACGATACAGGGTTATGATATCCCCAGCAGTTGCACCAGTGACCAGTGTGACTACGCCGCCTGTGTCTGAACCTACGCCAGTAACCGCATATTCTCCAGCACCAGCGCCTAAACTAAGCAGTACGCCGTTCTGTAAGACCGCAATATCTCCCTCAGCAGCGATCTCAAACGTGTATGAAAACGCAACTTGCCCACCGGTAGCGGTGTATTGGTCTCTTGGAGTGTTGTCTAATACTGTCATAGGGCACCTGTAATTCGTTTGATTTTATCAAAAATAATGGCTAATAACGACCTGCTATCTTACACCCATCCCATTTAATTCTAAATTTCTAATGTTCTGATCTAGCACTGAATTAGCTCTTTTAGCTTGTTCAAGGATCAAATCATCAAGCCTTCTGAGTTCTTCTTGTTTTTCCTGGCCGGTCATCACCAGGTTGTCATAAATTAAATTTCGTCTTTTATTTAATCGACTAATATTTTTAGTTGCAGAGTTAAAAGCTCTTTCCGATCTGACTAATGCTATATTTTCTTCTCTGTATTCCGTTCGTTCTTCACCCCTAAGATCGTCTAGCTTGTTAGTGGTTTGCTTAATTAACCCAGCAGAATCATAAAATATACCCGTACTTTCTGCTACTGATCCCGTTGGCGGCCTCATCGCAAAGGCTCTAATTAACGGCGTATCCATAGGGCTAGTTGGCCTAGCTGGTATTTCTTCCCCGTTCCATTTATCTACTTCATTGAGAATGTAGTCGCCAGCATCCGTAACATACTGAGAACTACCGGCAAGCAAGCCTCTCATTGTATTATCTACTTTGGCCGGTGAAACGCCTAGTATTTCCCCAATTTCTTCCGCAGTTCTACTGGTGTACTTGCTTTTTCTTTCTTCTGGAGGCAGATCTTTCATCCATGCAGGGTAGATATTACGACCTTGAAAGAAGTTATAGTTGGCAATGTTCTCAATGGTCACTTTAACTAACGGAGGGATTGCGGCACTAGGATCGTAAATTGGGCTAATAGAACCAACTACTCCCTTGACTAACTGCATCCAAAAATCTTGCACATCCTTAATGCCCTTAGACTGACCCCAAGCCATAAATCTTTCTGGGATAGAACCAAATAGATACCCTAATGAAAATGGCTTTGGATACCTATGCCACTCACCATTCATCTTAAATATCCAAAACATATCCTTTTGCCACTGGGGAATTTCAGAGTATTCTTCTCGCTCATCATCTGGAGCGCCATACAAATAATAACCAGATAGTATCAAGCTAGGCATTGTAATCGTGCCAACTGCCCACATCGTAGTAGCTTTTGGATTGTCTCGCATAGAACGGTAGAGCTTATCTGCACCCTGCATCCCTGCGTTAAAGAATGGAACGTATTTATTGATTGCCTTAGACGCAGTACCGCCCCTAGCAAAGTCTAAAGTAGCATCCCTAGACTCAAATGCAGCCTTGGTATCTGACATGCCTTTTCGCTTGGCGGCAGCAAACGTACCAATCCTAACTGCTTGCTCAAACGTCAAACTTATATCTTCAGGTATTCGTAGTGGATTCTTTAAGTACCTGGCTATTTTCCCGTCATTACTAATAAGCTCTTTCTGAGCTTTAGCCATGCCATTATCGGTTAATTCCATGTAATTATTAAACGAACCACCAGCTTGCATCCATTGGTTGTGTAAGTCTGTTTTTCCAATTAATGCTACTAACCCACGAATAGGATCAATGATAGGGATAGGTCTGGATTCCGATTGGATAAACGCACTTTGCATATCTCGCAGTACGTTACGCACCCAAAACTCAGGGATCAATGTTGCTCCTGCTCTTAAAACAGATGCCGGCGCTTGTAAAAACTTTTGAACAAAATTAAATTGTTCTGGCCTCATCTGCTCAACAGCTTTCAGTATTGGTGGTGCTACCCTGTAATACTTTCTTTTCCCATCCTCAAATACAGTGACAGTGCCTTTAGGTGCTTCCTTGCTTGGGCGTTTTACTTTCTTGCCGTCTACTTCTATTGTCTCCATTAATGGGCCAATAGGCTGAATGTACTCAGGCATAATGTCTGCAAGAGAGGAGATAGAGAGAGCAACCCTGTTTTGGGCCGCAAGGTCTACTATCCTAAAAGTATTTTTAATTATAGATTCTATTGGGTCTTTAATTTCTCGCTCAGAACCTACAATCTTCTTTATAACTCGATTAATTGTAGCGTTAGTGAATACTTTGCCTTGTCCAGCAGAGTCGTACTCGCCAAATTCTTCATCTAAAACACGCTGAAACGGAATGTAGTTTTGGTTTTTATCAGTAATATTCTTATAGGTTTCTTCCTTCATATTGCCAGAATCAACTGCTATACGAAGAACACGCTTCTGAAACTCATAGATTTCCTTGGCAGTCTCGTCAAACCATTTAAGACTATCGCCATATTTCATAGCCAAAGAATCTAGCGTCTTGGCAGAATCTAATTTTTGCTGCTCAGTAACCTCAACATCTTCTCGTTGTTGCAGATCGTTCCAGTACCTTCTGGCTATCAGGTAATCTTTTAGATCTTGATTGCGTTGATTCTTATTAGGTTCCAGCCGAATAATAAGATTGTCAAAATCATCCAAGATAGAACGCAAACCCCTGCCTGTAATCTCTATCTGACCGTCTGGATTTATAGTGTTGGTGTT